ATTTTTTTTGATGCTTTACAGCCCATTCCCACAATGTAGCAGATCATAACGATTGCGATACATGAGCCAAGTGTTGAAATGTCCATAATCATACCTCCAAATCAACTTTTTCCATAACTGCCCTTGCTTCCAGAACAGCAATATAATCCGTCATTGCTCTTACCTGCATATTGTAAGTGCTTCTCGGACAAGTAGGAGTAAATGGGAGTTCCCCTTTGTCCCACTTTTCAAGCATATTCGCAAGTTTCTTATATCGAACAACCACCTGCATATACTCTGCCTTAAAGCGTTCCTTGTAATCTGCACTGTTCATCATTTCAACTGTCTGTTTTAATTCCATTATTCAGATACCTCCTTAAATTCTTCTTCAAACTCATCCTTTACCATTGTATCGAAATACCCTTCTTCATCACGCAAGACGTAGTCTCCGGGCTCTACGAGTACCGAATCAGCCATTTCGCCATCTCTAAATGGAGCAGGATATGCGGAAATCTCAATGTTAGGTGGGTTAAATTTGTTATTAATTTTTACCGAATTGCCAACAAATTTTTCAATTTGAGCTATACCTTTAGGAGTGGCAAAACACTGAATAGCTTCAATTATAGTCGGTTTTATTCGTACATATTTCATACTCACACTCCCGCATACAATATCGGTATGCCATCATCCGTCCTTACTCCCATCAGAAGCGGCAAAGCCGTCTTTAAGAGTAAGTCGTTCGTTTTCTGCGCATCTCCGGCGGCGGCATATACCGCGCTCCATTCTTTTGCACTCGCCCCAATCTGTTGAGGTGTTGCGTAAGAGATGGATTCACTGCCAGAAGATACAGATGTTACAATGCCTGTTGAGATGTTCCCGACATTTATGTCGGTTACATTTGCCGATGCCTGATTAATAGCATTCTTTTCAGCAAGTTCAATCTGATACATTAATTCAGCCAATGAACAGACTGCCTTTTTGATACGCTTCTGCGAGCGTTCATTTGTTGGCAGTCCGTCCACCAACCTGTCAAACGTCATTGTGTCCACAAAATCGCTGGCTCTTTCTGCCAGTCGCGGAAAGTCGGTTTCTGGCACGACATTGCCGAATGATTCTGTATAGAATTTATAATCTGCATAAGCCATGCCAGTTACCTCCTACATTTATGGTTTTGCTGCTACAGTCGCATGTCCTGCGCTCAGCGCCTTATAGATGCTGTCACATTCAACCACTGTGATTACCTGTCCTGTTGTTGCTGTAATGTCGGATTCACCATCCCACGCGCTCCAGTTCTTCACATTCTGTCCGTAGTCTACGGCAGTCTCAGAAGATGCGACCTTGTACTTATACACATTTCCTGCGTTCGCTTTTGCCGGAGTGATGGTCACTTTAGTATCTCCACTTTTACTTCCTGCTGTGGAGTTTACAGTCAGAGTTCCAAGCGTCTGAGTTGTGTTGATGGTTCCAACAGCAATAGCATCAATGTACTCTGCAAAGAGGGTAAGTCCCATGATTGCGAATGCTTCGGATACTGCTGTGTGATAGTTGCCCTGTGTGTGGAATCCGATCAGGTTTGTCTCACCAGATACGGTGTATACAAGACCTGCTCTTGCAAAGTCAGATTCATTCGGGTCAACATAGTACAGAACGATGTTCTCAACAGGTGTTGCGATAACCTGTCCTCTCGGGATTTCGCTGTCAGACAGTAAGAAGATTGTGTTAAATCCCATAAAGTCCTTCATGTACTGGAATCCGAACTGGTTCTGAATAGTGATCTCAGCTGCTCCAAGGTATTCATATACGTCCAGAATGTTGACAAATCCAACAACACCAGTCGCATTTCTGTGCATCTGTTTGAATTTGTTCTCAACCCGACCCTTGGCCATTGCCAAAGCCATCTGGAAAGTAGTTTCTGTAAATGTGAGGGTACCTGTTTTCAGATAGTCGTAAAATCTTTCAGTAACATTGGTCTGAAGTTGGAAAAGGAATTCATCATCGGTCATCTGAACGGCGTTCTCATAACCGTGATCCTTGATTGCTTCGATAGATACAGCCTTTGCGTACTTCTCAATACTCATTTCTGCATAAGGCTTTTCCTTTACAGTGAATTTGCTGTAAGGGATTTCTTCACCCTCTTTAACATTTCCATCCTGCAATGTGCCTTCTGCGTATTTTGATTTAAGAACCGCTCCGGGTGTCTTTTTGATTGGACGCATGATACCCAGAATCTCACGCAAGTGTTCCCAGTTTCTTTCAAATCTGGTAACGAAGTCAATCTCACGTGCTGTGACCTGAATATCATTACTCATAATAAGATTAGCTTTTGCTGCCATATAAAAATCCTTTCTACCCATAATTGTTAAGGCATTGGGTTAGCGGCTATACCCTGATGTATAGTCGGTGTAAAAAATCACTGGAATAACTGGATGTTCTGAGCAATTGCAGCCTGTCTTTCGGACGGGTCTTTGATTGCTTCGATATCTTTTCTAGTCATGCTTCCCGGTGTCTGCTGCTGTCCAATCCGCGGTGCTGCAAATCTTGCCTGATTCTGCTGAGCCTGCTGCTGAGATTCATCCACAAAAGCGGATGCGTCAGACTGCTTCATCTGTTCGATCAGGTCATTTAATCCGAGAATTTTACCGTCTTTCAGTTTTAATCCGGCTTCTTTAATGTCTGCCATAACAGACTTCTTTGCAGCTTCACTGGAAAACTTAACATCGTCGAGTGCCGCTTTGAGTGCATCTGAGAAATCACGGTCGTAGATTTTTGCATTGAATTCTTTCTCTGCATCTGCCGCTTTCTGTTTCCAAGTCTCTAACTCGCTTTTGACATTTGCCGGGTCGATACCGTCAAATCCTTTTAAAGTTTCTTCTGCTGTTTCAGCGCGTTCTTTCCAGTCGTCACGTTCACCCTCGACTTTTGTCAGGGTTTTCGCTACTTCTTTTGCATTCTTGTAATTCTCAGAAAGTGCTTTCTTAATATCTGCCTGCTTATCCTCAGGGATTTCAATTCCAAATGATTTTAATGTGTCAATAAGTTTCTGCATAACATCCTCCTGGTCGTGTTTATTGACCTGCCGCCGCAGGTAAATGGATTAAGCCAGTTAGACCACTGGCAAGGTAATCGGAAAGGCAGGAATCGAACCTGCGACCTCACATTTACAGTGCGATCTACCACTGAGCTACATTCCATGCCGCCTATAACGGCCAACCCTCTAAAAAGAAACTGGGGTGAATTTCACTTCTTTCGCTATAGCGTAAATCCACCTGAGACATAGACCACCTGTATACAAACAGCTTAACTCTAAGCGGATTAAAGCGGAGCGCCCGGAATCGAACCGGAGACCAGAGTGCGACTCTGTCAGTTTTCCACTAGCGTACATTCCACATAACCCGGATTCCCGGGTTAGCAAGGTGTTTAACGTGTCATGCCTGCCACGAGTTGTTTCGGATATTTATTTCTTTTTTAAAAGAAAAGTATGAATAACAAAAACCTTAATCAAGGAGGTGAGCCATCTTGCGTGCCAGATGGCAAATACGCACGACAGGATTCGAACCTGTTCAACTTTCCGTTAAAGCGTGCGTACCAGCTACTAAATTAAAGGAAGGAGGATTAAAACGAAAATGTCAAAAACAACCGTTTTACTTGTGCTTCCTGCTGCACAATTACATTATAACAGATTTCTTTTAACTACCTCTCTACCACTTTTGTGTTTTTAGAGCATATCACGGAGTTTTTCTACGTATCTCTTGACAAGATCACGTTCTTCCCGGCACTCTGCATCCTTGGACATATCACTCATTTCTGTTGTAAGTTCGTCCAGATGTTCTTCCAATGCGGCGAGCATCTTTCTTTTGCAGTCTTCAGACTTGCCGGAACGATAGCTCTGTTTCTGTGTCATATAGTCGTCATAAGCATCTCGTCCGTCAGAGCGGCTGTAATGTCCTCTAACATAATGCTCACCACGTCTGGCATAAGAACTGCCTCGGTCATAATCCGGCATCATTCTGCCGTCATTTGCGCTGTATCTCCCCATGCTGTCGCGCTTTCTTCCACGTTCGCTGTAATCGTCATTGTATCCGCCACGCATCTCATCAAGGACAGTGTTATAGTACTCCACTTTCTTGTCCCAGTACTGCGTGTTCTTTATGTCTTTGTACATATCAATCAGTTTGTATGTCATTTCCAGATTTCCAGTGGTCAGTCCATTATCAGCGATTTTGGACAGTTCGTCTTCAATTCTTGCACATAAGTCTTTAATGTCTCTCATAATCGCACCTCCTACGCTTCTCTGGTCACAACAATATTTGCGTTCGCAACAGATATTGCCTGATCGCTTGTGTTCTCTACTGCGATATTAACGCAACATCCGCGAGGCACATCAATATAGATACCTGCGGACACATTATTGTACTGATTTACTGCTGCCGGTGTGGAAATCATCTGAGAAGAAAGAACCGGCTCACCAGAAATTGCAATAGCCAGTGAGATAGCTCCGACAGTACCGCCTGTTGGAATTGCGATATTACCAGAAAAATCCACGAAGAATCTCGCTTTACACTGGTTAGTCAGTCCTCTTAGAGTGATGATTCCACTTCCCTCTCTGTGCTGAATGCAGTTAGAACCTTTAACTGCTGTGTTTGAAAATACTACGTTTCCATTTGCTGCTACAGTCTGAGCAGCCACATTTGTAAATTCTGCCATAAAAATACTCCTTTCATATCACAAAAGGACAGGTCTCAGCCTGCCCCTCTGTGTAATACGGCATAAGCCGACATTCGAATCAATCGAAAGATACTCTCGATATGAAGTTATCAGCAATTGCATCCGGTGTTGCATCCGCATCCACATCCGTAATATGTGTTCGGGTTAGGAACCTGATATGCCGGAATCGGTGCTGGATTGATTGCATTAATGAGCTGCTGTGTCTGAGAAGCCATTGCAGTTGTGAGAAGTGCGCTCTGGCGATCCTGAGATGCAGCACGTCTGAGATCATTATTCTCAGCCTGCAGACTAGAAATCTTTTCATTGCAAAGATAGTCAAGAATGGCTCTTGTTCCAGCGTTCTGACTGTCAATAATGTCTCTTGTATTGCTGTTCATGGTGTTCTGCAATGCGCAGGTGTTCTGTGCCATATTGTAATTTACGCCCTGAATTGCTTCTCTGGTTTCGCAGCAACAGTTCGCAAGCTGTGCCTGTAAAGCATTAGTATTCTGCATATTAGCCACAGTATCGGCATTAATAGCCTGCTGGATTCCGAAGCCGGTCTGCATGATGTTTGTGTTGATTCCATTGAATCCGGTAAGCATACCATTATTCATGGCATAAAAGCCATCGCACAGGCCACTGTTGATTCCATCAAGTTTGCTGATTACCGCTGAATTGTCGAATCCTCTCTGAATGTCTGCCTGAGTAGTTGCTGTGGCTGCATATCCGCCGCCATTGCCATTATTGCCCCAGCCGTTGTTTCCCCATCCGAAGAAAGCAAAAATGAATAAAACAATAATCCACCAGCTACCATCTCCGCCAAACATGCCGTCATTATTTCTACCGTTTCCAGTAGCAGCGGCAATATCTGCTAAGCTATAATTTCCATCCATAATATAATCTCCTTTTTGTGTATTTACATCAATCTGGCCAGATTGTAATGTACTATTTCATTCCTTTCAACATGTGTTGAAACTGTCCTGCCATCTGCTGAACCTGATTAAGCTGCTGCTGAGAAATCTTTCCAGACTGCAACATTTTCTCAACTTCTGCTTTCGGGTCTCCCTTAAAATTCTGTTTAAACTGCATAAACTGCTGCATCATCTGCATTGGCCCGTTTCCCTGTGGCATCCCACCACCGAGGGCATTGAATAATGGATTACTCATCTGCGTTTCCTCCCTTGACTGCTGATTCCTGCACGGTATTAGCCCTAACAGGTTCAGAAAAAGAATTTAATCGGTTTATGATAGCTTCGTATTTGCCCTTTAAATCGTCATATTCCTGTCTGGTGACATATTTGCTGTCCATGTTCTGGACAGGCTGTTTAGGTGGCATCTGAGTGCCTACCTCGTGGTACTCAAATATCCGTAACGGCTGTGGCATACCGGAAACGTCAGTGGATTTTATGTAGAACTTTTCACTTTCACTGTCCATCAGTAAAACGCTTGTTCCGGGTGCTACCAGATAGGATTTTGCTCCGACTTCGCCAGATACCCACAGGATTCCATTGTTATTCTGCTGGGGTTGCTGTACTGGTTGAGCTGGCATCTGGACAGGCTGTTGCTGAAATTGGTTCATCTGTCCCGGAACACCAAAACTATATTGATAAGGATTGTTATATAATGCCATCTTATGCACCGCCTTTCTAATTATATTTTTGCATAGATGTATCAATCTAAAAAGTTCAAAAAAGTATCGAAAAAGTATTGTGTAATAACGCACATAGATTTATAATTGAGAAAAAAGGAGGGATTAACATGGCAACAGAAGCGCAGAAAAGAGCGGTAAGAAAGTATGAGAACAGCAACTATAGGCTAAACATTGTCTTTCCAAAAGGAACTAAAGAGAGGATTGAAAAGCTCGGTCTTGGCAAGAGCAACAGTGCCTTTATCAGGGATGTTGTTCTGTCAGAGCTCGACAGGCTAGAAAAAAAATAAAAATAACGCACATATATGCTTGACATATAACGCACATAGATGTATAATAAAGACAGTTAAAGAAAACCAATTACACAGCCCCTACAAGGGGCGGAACGGAGGAAAAAAGATGAGAAAATTTGAATTGAAACAGGTAGCCCGAAACAATTCCGAAAACTTCGGATGTGCCAAAGTTACAGCAGCTTGGCTGTGCGGCACAGAGTCCCAGAAAGAGGATTTTATAAATTCTCTGGGCGAGAACTGGGTGAGAATCCCGGCGGAACTTGTTGACGAGACCACCGAGCAGAATTTTATTTCTTACGCTCGGGCATAAGGAGGAGGGAAAAGAAGATGTTAGAAAGAAAAATTGATCGAGCAATTGAGAAAGAAGCAATAAAAACCGGGAAGATGGGAACCGAACTGGTGACCGTAGAAATGGCACTGACAAGTGGAGAAATCGAGGAGTTTAGAAACCTCGAAAAATATGACAGCGATCATTATTTTTGGGAAATCGAGGGTAACACCCTTAGAATTTCCTATACAGAAGAAATTTAAGAAAACGCCCGGAACTGTTCTTGAAATAGTACTGAATAAGTGCAAATTTTAATATTTCTATTTTGGAAAGACGCAAAATAAGCCCCTGAGAGATAATCCTGGGGCTTTTATTGTCGTCTTAACACACTTTAATTATTTTATTATTCACCCTCCGGCTTAATCGTTTCGCCGTGGATATACTCACATTCATCTGTTCTGCACAGTATTCAAGAGTGTGTTCCTGACATCTCAGCCGAAACAGTCTTTCTTCGTCCGGTGTAAAATTGCACTCTAACAAGAATCTGTCTATATCTTTCTTAGTGAACACATATAATTTCATGAGCATACCCCTTATTAATGCAATTAACGCTGATTCTGTGCAAGATACTCCGTGAGCTTCTGCTTTGTTTTTTTTAACTCCTCGACGTTGTTTCCGCTGATCTGACTGTCTAGCATGGTTGATAACACTTCCAGAATTAATGAATCTCGTTCTGCGATTCTCCGAAGACTTTCATAATCTCGTCTATCATGCTCTTCCAGTGTCTCTACTCGCTTATTAAGTCGAAATGCCGGAGTAATCCATTTAAAAATTACGGCTGCCGCGCCTCCGACAATAGACACCCCTCCACAGATAGAGAGGAAAATCTGTACAAATTCTGATATGCTCATTTATTCTCCTTTTCCCAGTAATATACCGGAATCTCATTACCGGAATCCCATGTGTCAAAATATTTGCCATCTTGTACCGTCACTACATGACCGTCTATGCAGAGGATGTATGTGCCTGTCGGATGGTCTGCGCAAAAGTCGTTGACTGTATAGATATATCGCTCCGACTGCTCAATCAGTTTTCGCCTGTATCCATGCTTATAGAGGTACGCTCCCCAGACATAATTTGCGCTCGGCATATCTGACAGAGTACATGCCTGTATCATTAATCCGGCGAATACTGTTTCCCAGTCGAAGCCAGTTGCTTTACATATTGCCCGGACAACGCAATCTCCTGTTCTCTTATCCTTAACAGGATTTGGATTGAAATATTCCCATCTATCCATCAGTCAATCCCCTTTGCTGTTTTATAGCGTTTTGCCGCTCCTCTGGCTTTAGCGGCGTTCTGGCGGTTCCACTTCGCGATCATGAGCCGGTCTTGCAGTTCCCTCAGATCGTTCTGCTTGCAGTAATCTTTATATGTAGCATTTTGTTTTTGGAGAAGAAAAGACTTCCGGTCAAGGTCTTGCTGAAGTGCGAACCTTGTCTGTTCATCCTTACAGTTATCAACCGCCGCTTGCAGTCCAAGGACTTCACGCTTCGTCTTGCGGATTCTCCGTTCATAAGTACGTTGCCGCTGTTCTTTTTCGTACTGTTTACCTTTGTCGGCTTTGTCCTGTGCTGATAGTTCTGCATAAGGATTAAATTCTCCATCACTGGCTCCAAAGCTATGCCGACAGTTGACCCCTGACAATCCGCTTGCTGTTCCATACCCAGTCAATGAGAACGGCGGAAATTTCTTACTCTTGCCAGAACGAGAGTATATCTTGCCTTGCCAAAACGAGTGATTTCCCGGATTCTCGCCGCCGTCACCCGTCCTCGCTCCTATGTGCGCACTGACCAGAACTAAATCCCAGTCCATTTCTTCCATGCGTTTTAGGGATATATCTCCCGTAGCCTGCGCCACGCCAGTTCTAACAGAACGTGCAACTGCGGTTTCGATGGTGTCTTTTCTGCCAGATGGATATGTGACAGTGACGCCATCTGATACAACGTTATTAACTGCCTCTTTGATGGCTTGCGTATACCCAACCGCCCCAGTCATCACATGGTTATATGCAAGGTCGCATTGTTCAATATAGAGCCTCTGAGCGGCACTTGCAGTTGTCCGTGTGAAGTTCTTCCACTCACCCATGGTTGCAAGCATATTTCGTTCCATGAGCCTTATCATAGCTGGGGATTGCTCAAGCGGCACAGGGTTTAATCCTGCCGCCTTGTATACCTTATCATCATAGTTCATTGCAGTGATTCCGGCATCTTCAAACGCTTCAAGAAGTTCCTGCTGTTCACGTTTAGTGTATCTGGATAATTCCGCTAGAATGTCCTCTAGCAGTTCGCCGGATTCCTGTAGTGTTCTGATTCTCCATACATCAGCGTTGGTCAGAATATAGTCCTCACCTCTGCCGATTCTTGCCATCATCCGAGACACGATTTCAGAGATGATATACTGGTGTAGTTCTTCGGCAATCTGTTCACTGCCCTCTGTTATCTGGCGTAAATATTCAGGACTAAGTATAGTATATCACCTCTTTCAATAAATGTTGTGGTACATGTTTTAATTTTTTATTGGTTAACTAAAGCACGATTTAGTTAATTAGTTTCCACTTTCGGTTCTTCTTCCTTATTAATATCCATCAACTCATTGTACTGTTCCTCTGTGATTCTGCCCGTTGCGAAGAAAATATCAATCTTATTCTTTAAATCGTCTGTCAGTCCGTTTTTTTTAAGTTTTAATAATGTTCTATATAACATAATAATCATACCTCCAATTCTGTTAATACTACTGCATATTCACTGTTGACATAGGCTTCTGCCGCCTGCAAATCAGTATCCTGAGTACGTGCGTCCATATTATAGATGTACTCTCTCGTATCGCCTATCTGCTGTTTTACATAATTCCATCCGTTTTTCATCGAAATTGGATAGTTGAATACTGCATATCCGTCAAGCTGTTTGCTATTGACGCTGATATTTGTAGTTGGGTAATACGTTGCAAGTGCTTTAAGTGCCTGCACTTCTTCCTGCGTTAAGTCAATTTCTTGTGGCTCTGCTAACAACCATTCGATTTTTCCTATAATAGATTGTGTATTATCTAACTTAGAAGAATCAACCATCTTTACCAACTTCCCACGTTCCACATCCACATAATCTGCAATATACTGCTGTTCATTGATTGTGACGTTGCCATCACTTGAGACTGGAATTGCGTTAAGGGTGATTAGTAGCTGTATGGTTTGTTCTTTGTATGGTTCATAAGTTGTTGTGTTTTCGGATAATTCTATCTGTACTTTATCTTTATCTTCTATTTTAATGTCAAATCTGACATACATTGTCCCAGATGGAACTCGACCATTATTTTTATTAACACTAGAAATGAATTTATAATCTTGGTCATATGCACATAATGACATTGAAGCGTTAAATGAAATTTTTTTGCCACTATACGGAAAAGGTATATACTTCTCAGTGGCACAATATTTTCCACTCGTCGTTTGATATATATTGCCTGTATTGGTATCTATCCCCCTGCCCAATATAATTGGGAATTTTTTAGAATCAAACAAATTCTTCCCACACACCTTCACAGTTGGATTTACCACGCTTTTAATCTCCTGCGGGTAATCAGGATTCGGGCTTGGAATGCCGCCGGTGTAGGGTTCGTAGGATGTAGCTTCAAGATTTTTAGTTAGCATAATCTCATTCGTTTCATTTGATGTAGTATTTGAATATCTGATAGTAAGACATACTTCTGTTTCTTCATCAAGCGTAAATGTCGTATCAGTTTTTCCTTCTGAAATCGTAGTGATAGCTGAATAATCTCTTTTGGATAATCCTATTTTCAACGCAGAAATATTTTTCAATAGCATTTTATAGGTTCCTGGCGCAAGAGTTATATACCTATTAATTAGAGTATAAGCACCTGTGCCTGAAAATGTGCCACTTACTGAATATCCAAATTTTGTACTGGTTATTCTTACGCCATTATATGTTTGAGAATAATCTTCATAATCCATATAATAAATATTATCCCCACTATACTGTTTCTGCTCAGACTTCCCATACAGCATCATATCCATAATTTTGCCATTGTCAGAATCGGCAAGATGAGTTTCGCCTTGTGAACTGGCATAGAATTTAGTGATTTTGGTGGATAAATCTTCCTTTAGTGAACCAGTTTCCGTTTTCAGTGAAGCAATGTCTGTCTTGTTCTGCTCGATCTGCTGTACCTGTTCTGTTGTGGCTCCGGGCTTGACTGGATTCTTTTCAAGGTACTCATTTACTGCATTCTTGATTTCTTCCGGCGAAATCTCCCCGCCTATTCCTTTTAAACATAATTCGTATAAATACTTCTCTTTTCTTGTAATAGGCTTCGGGAGTTCGCCCTTATAATCACCTGTCAAGTACGCAAGATATTTTTCTTCCCTTGTTACTGGTTTATCTGCCATCTTTTTACTCCTCTCCGAATAGTGTTGGTTCGTCTGGCTGAGCTTCTTTGACCATTGCTACCGCCTCTTCTTTCGTCATTCCTTCAAATTTTACGAAATACAGCCATGCCGGAACCTTGCCAGTAGTCACATACTGCCACCATCTTGCACGGTCGTTTTCACGCACATACAGGATGTCTCCGAAATCATAATTGACTTCGTAAGCTCCGACGGGTGCAAGTCCGTACAAGTCAGCGTAAACGTTCAATGCGTAAATTACTTCGTTCAGACAAGATTCCAGTTTGTCTCGCACATCCTTGATAAACTGTACCGTTCTCTGCTGTTCTGCTTCTACTCCTGTAGCCGTCTGAATACCGCTAGATTCGTTGAAAACAAAGTACCCGTTAGAGAATCCAATCTTATATCCTAACTGGCTTAAAAGGGCGTTTATACCGCTTATACGGGTATCTGTGTTGAGTTGCGGATTGATTTCTTGATAGAATTCTTTCTCATCCTGCCCGAATACATTCTTGACAAAGCGCGGTAAGTTCATCTCTTTCCGTCTGTTCTCCATGCCCTGCGGTGACATGGCTGATACAGGTGTACCGCTCGGCATCAGCAGTCTATCATCTGCCAGAACAATCTTCTGAGAATCGAAAATCTCTCCGGCATTTCGGCTGTATGCAATGTCGAGGTCTTTTAGTTCTTCGATAGCTTCGGCAAATATTGGCAAGCCCAATGGTGCATTAATATCCACGTTATTCGCTTGCGGTGTCCGCAATACTCCATATAGCGGTCCGTCCAGTTTCTCACCGTTTGCCTTGAGAATTGGTGGTGTATCTGCCATGAGGTCAGCCCATTTGGTCTGTTTAAGGTCAATCTTATCTCCGATGCTCTGAGGAGATTTTGACACATAGGCCCTGTTTGAAACATAGTACGGATAGGTTGTTACGCCGTCCACGGTGGTCTCAACAAACCTATGATATTCAAGCCGTGTATAGTATTTCCGTCCAACAGTGTAAGAATCCTTGAATATAATCCCCTTAATTTCCTGATTATCATAATCTACAATCATCACATCCACCGGAGTAAATACGTCAAGGCTCTCACCGTTCGGCTTAATAAAAACTGTTCCGTAGGCACAACCATATTCTACCCAGTGACGTATTTGGAAATATACCTTGTCAATCTGCTCCTGTAGCCACGCAGCCCTTGCGGAACCGTCTATCTGAATGCCGATTGCCAGCGTTGCGAGCCGAGCCGTCTCTGAGCAGACAGATTTCGCAAAGTTAATCGTCTTGATATTATTCTTATCATCTAGCCATTCTGGTACGCCCCTGTATATGTTCGCACACCGGTTAATCAGCGATTCCATCTCCGGAAATTCTGCTGCCTGGATTTTAAAGTCCTCTTCGGCTTGTTTTTTGAAAATCATGTTAAACCACCTTTTTAGTGTTGTTATAAGTCCCATTATGCACTGTAACCTCTCCTGTTAAATAACGGCTCATAAGCATACCTAAGTGCCGAGATTGCGTGATCGTTTCCATCAGGATAACCGCTTATTACATTTCCCTCTTTGTCCCGATCATACTCATACTCTGTAATTTCTTTGTATGCATTCGGTGTCCGCTTCGGGTCAATGACTATAGTCTTTGTTTGCAAGAATTTAAAACCATACTCGATACTTCCTGGTCCTTTGATTGCTCCTCTGGCAGGAAGTCCGGCATCCCGGAAGTCATTCACGGACTTAGGTTCCGCAGAATCACATATCATTGTGTAATCGTCATAGCCTTTTTTCTTGATCCAATCAGCAGTCTTAGAGTTGCTCCATTTATTTACATACAGCTCGTCAATCAGATATATCTTCTCTCTGGCAGAATCATAATAAGTTCGGAGATAGCAGAAGGCATCCGGGTACCATCCATAATCTACACCAGCGAAAATGCGGTCCATGTGGCTGATCTCTTCGTCTGTAATATCTCTGATTTCCAGATACTCAAATACGTTTCCACCGTCACCATTCGGGACGCCCAGGTATTCATGCTCATAGGCTTCTGGGCGAATCTGTTTGAGATGTTCGGCATCGTCAAAAAACTGTTGTCCAAGCCATTCCTTTGGAACCGTTCTGTAATCAGAAGAATGAACATATCTGTCGTCTCTCTGGATTAATACTTCCTCATTCATGAAGTTATGTCTTGTTTTTGGTGGGTTGAATGACATAAAAGTCCAGTAGTCTTTTCCACCTCGCATCGATGACTGCAAGATGCTTCGTACTTCTTCCATTCCGGTAAAAGTATCACATTCTTCCAGCCATGCAAAAGCAAAGTATCCGAATGGAGCTTTTAACGACTTTAATTTCATTCTGTCATCAACGCCACGAAACATTATAGTCTGTCCAGTCGGCATATATGTTATTTTCATTGGGCTGACAGTACATTTAAAATCACCATCAAGATGCAATGCTGATATAGCAAATTGCATCTGTGAAAAAACGCTATCTCTTAATGTGTTCGCTGTTTTTCTGAATATGATACAATGCTTATCTCTATTCTCTTTTCTTGTCATTAGCAATATAATGACAATGCTCACGAAAGAAGACTTGCAGCTTCCACGTCCACCTTTGAATACATAATAAGTATGTTTGTGTTCTAAAATATCTCTTAGCACATTATCGAAATTATACGGAAATAAATCATCTGCGGATATTTTCATACTGCTTCATATCTCCAAACATATCCATAGGCTGTGGGACGTCCACCCGAACAGCATCGAGAAATGGCACTATTCTTATAGCCTAACGCTCGCTCCACGTCCATAGTGCAGTCCCATGTTTTTATTATTTTACCATTGTATCTGTCTATCTGATTAACCCTTTTGGCTGAAACGCTTTTACTACCTCTATGGGAATCGCCAATTCTTCTTTTGGTTTCGTCTGAAAGCTTTCTTCCTGTTTGAGTTATTGCTCTTTTAACTACAACTTCTTTTGTGTGCAGCCTATCGCCGAAATGAAGCTGCGTTGCTGTCTTACTCATTTTCTTCTTTGTACGAGCGCAACGCTTCTTTCCGAAATTTCCACCACTGTCAAAATTAAATCCGTACTTTTCTTCATTGCTTCGATGTTCTGCAATGCTTTTTCGTTCAATTAATTCGGCTTCTTCTTTGGTGAGATTATCGGATATAATTTCATGCTTAATCCCTTCCCAACCATATTTTTTTATAATTTTGAAGAAATCATCGTTTCCGTAATATCCGCTGTCCCACCTTGCTTTTACTGTTTTGCAAGTCATTCCTATATACACTCTGCCATCAGGCACAGTATGTTTATATACTTTATATCTTCTCTCCGTTTCTGGTAAGTTCAATTACTATGCCCTCCTCTTTTTCTTCTTTCATTTCCGGTTCTGGGTTATCTCTCCATTTATCACGTTTTCTGTTTTTTAACCAGAATATTTGAGCCGTGGTATTCCCCTCAAGAGCATTTTTGAAAAGTGCATTTTCTACTAAGTAATCAGCTATTTCTTTCCCTTCTTTTAGGGACTCCGAAATCTCCGAATATTTCTTTTTCCATTCATATAATGTCGATGGGGAAATGCACATATTTTTTGCAATCTGCTCGTCAGTTAAACCATCTCTAGCCCAACCTTGTAAAAGTACTTGACCTTCTTGAGAAAGCCAATATTCATACTTTCCCGCCATATTAACCTTCTCACCTCCAGACATAGAAACGCCCTAGCATAGTTATAGTTATATATACTATAATACCATACTAGGGCGTACATAGCTCTCTACCACTTTTATAAATTTTTAAGTTTTTTTTAAAGCCTGCCAATCAGTTTGGCCAGATGATAATATTCCGCCATGACCTTGCGTTTGTATCCGTAAAAGTCATTCTCTGTTGCAGGAACTGTCCTGATCTTCTCCATTGTCCGATAACCAATACTGTTCACGATGCTGTCATAGATTTGTGATTCGATGCCGGGCGCATATTTGATAGATACCTGTAACAGATTATATTTATCGCTTTCGCTAAGGTTCCGCAAGTGACTTTGTAGTATAGGTATATCATCCGGCGGTACTCCGTAGTCAATCAGTGTTGCCTTTCTCAGTTTCATTTATTTTACCCTCTTCATTCAAGCTCCAGTCACATGGCATGCCTCGAAAACATTCTGGACAGTGTTCGTAGAATCCGCAGCCTTTGCAATCTGCCGGCTGTCCAGTGCAATATTGCTGTAGTACGTGGTATGCCGATATAGCAAGATTTGGCGTTATGTCTGGTGTAGGTTTATTATTCATTTCTCCATCTCCTCCAGTTTCTTTACCGTTTTCCTGTAATCTCTGTTTGCAGACCGAAACATCATCAGAAGTATTTCAGATACAGGCCTCGCTCTGTTGGCTCGTTTGGCTTTCTTGGCACATATAAGTTCGTTTCCTTCTGGGACATATATTCCTACATGATACGGGATTTTCAAAGATACTGTTGCAGCTAATTCCCCTGGCATAACCAAATAATTGTAATCTCCAATGAAATTCAATCCATGGCCAGATTTGAAATCTTCAATAGATGACTTGATTTCATAGCAATAGCAATCACCTTTTTCTATCCCGGAAACACTATTGTTCACTGGAACAAATTTCATATAGTCCACTCTAACTGCATGGTTTGTAGAATAATCAAACGTCACCTCTTTTGCCCAGTAGATACGAGGATCGTTGTTCGGATTGATTTTCTTTTCAATCATGGTTGATAATTCTGCCGTAATCTCAGGCCTTGTCATTCTTCATCTCCTCCAACTTCTTCTCAGCTTCTTCACGGGTGAGAAATAATGATTCACCGATTTTATCTATATCCGACAACTCAAATACGCACTTGTCGATTGTACATGGTGTCTTATTTGGAATACCTAAGATGTAATATACTTCTGTTCCAACCTTACACGGCAATCTCACAAGCAATCCCCGTTCTTCTAAGTCTTCATAAACAGCAAGTTTCGTAAGAATTTTATCCGCAAACGGTTTTAATAATCCATCCGTAATTTCTTCCCTTGCGACTCCTGTACCATCAACATTTCTTTCTCTTTCGGTTAATCTCTCCATCTACTTCACCTTTTTCAATTTCTCCACAGCCCACTTCAAAGACTCAACAAACTCATCGTTTAATGCTGAGCGATCTGGATTCTTGATAAATTTTTCAATAGTGCTAACTGCTTTCTCTTCTAATTTAGGTACTGTAAATTCACCATTTTGTGCAATTTCAAGAAGCTCATCAATGTTGTATTTCCAATTAGATATATCACACAAAAACTTGTGACACTTAGTGTTTCTTTGATTCAATACACATTCTATACATTCACGTTCACAGCATTTGGTTATATCTGAATACCACTCAACAAACTCTCTTGCCGTAATTTCTTTCGTTCCAAGGAGTTCGGACGCTTCATACAATGTCTTTTCAAAATCTCTGCAAGTAACGTTCTTATCGTCATAAAAATTCAATATGTTTGGAAATGGAATTTTGATAGGGTTTAAATGGTTCCCTCTCGCCCATGTGAATCCCTGAAGCTTTGCCATTTTCAGAACACTCAAATATTCTTCCTGTGTTTTTACAAACACGCTTTTTCCTGTTAAATCAATCATCAGAATCCTCTCCTCCTGCAATCTCATCAATATACTGGTTTCGTCCATCGACCATCCCGCACTGATAATCCGCCATATCATTCTCGGTAGTGCTTTTCTCCGGCAATGGCTTCAATGGACACCAATCAGGTCTTGATTTGCTTTCGTAATCATAATGTTCTTCTGTCATCAGAATTACATCATAATCTAAACAATCGGCTAATTCACAGTATCCCTCATATTCAAGTTCGCCGCAGTATGCAGTTCCGAACGGGCAATCATAGCAATTCTCCGGTGTATCTATCACTAATACTGATTTACTCATACGTTTCACTCCCTTTCAACATCAGGCTTAAAGTGTTATATCCCGGGCAAGTCCTGACTCCGTTTCTGGTATCTCTTAACAGCGCGCAGTACGGATATAATGCCATGACCTCATAGACGTGTTCTGTGGTGTCTTCACCGCGCTGGTCGATGTATTTGAAGCACTTGCCCGGTCTAAGAAAGTATCTTGCGCATACATACGCTTTTGTTCCGAATCTTACGCTTGCGCTACTCATTTGTATCCCTCCTGTAATAATTCTTTATTGTCGAAAATGTTGCCAACTACTTCATAATGTTCAAGATCAAACTCATCAATATACTGTCTATCTATGCTATTAGCTTCATGCATTACCCATCCTGCAACACCCCATTCAACGGCTTCATATGTCGCATCCTCTGGGTAGGATTCGTCCAAGTGTGCCATCAGAATATCATTTTCCCAAATTTTCTTCCCGTTCTTGTCGCAAAGTCCTGTGAACTGGCAGATGGTTTCTGGAATAACCAATTCCATTCCGTCTGTTATCAAAAAGCCGATTGGCAATGTGCTCGCTTGTTTATACGGCGGAACGATATAGCAATATCCGCTGTCAATATCCAAATCTATGAGGCTCCCTTCTATCCATTCTCCATTTTTGACTCTCTTTGCCTTGAAAAGAATCTCTCTCATATAGTGTTATCCTCCTGTGTTCTCGAAAGTGGTTCAAATCTTCTTTTCTGCTTTACATTTGGATATTTCTTTCTGTCCACATCACTTGTAAACATACTTAACGGTCTGCACCATGTTACAAGCGGGTCTGTAAAGCACTTGTAAATCACCATAATTTCATCAGATTCTGTATTCACTGCAAGATCAGTAACGATATAGATTCTTCCTTTGAGATGTCTATATCTTCTTCCTACCATGCTATCTCTTAATTCTTCTAAAATTTCACCTGATACTTTATTCATTCAGCTCCACCACCTTTCACAATTTCGATTGCTCTATCAATTGTATTTGCAATGTTTTTATAAGCACAATCTTTATCGGCATCTCCCGTATTTGCAATTGTTAAGAAATATTTCATTTTTAATTGTTTCAACTGTTCCACAACCTTATCTAAATCAAAAGCTGTAAATTGTTCATTGACACAATTAATAAATTCTTTCTGGTCAGAACTAATACTCATCCCAATTTCCCAAATTTTGATGTATTTAATTAATTCGTCTGCATCAATCAGTCTGCTCATTCAATCACAACCCTCTTTCCTCATAATTTCTTTTATGCATTCCTCGCAATAGCAGCCTTCCTGCCCCTCTATCTTGTATAAGAAGCACGTCCAGTGTCTGTTCCAGATTCTCCAATGTCGGTTTCAATTTTGGTTCGTTTAGGAGTTATGCGTACAATCTTTGCCGGATACACCATGAAGTGCCTAAAACTTGCTCCCCATCCGCACCGTATTTCTCTTGCAACTCCAATCACATCTCCGACTTTTAAATCATCTTTATTTATCGGGTTTAATTTTCCTATTACCATCCTCTTGTCATCCTCACTTTCCCCATGTAAGTACCTGCCCGTTATTCTGTAAATAAATCACCGGCGCAGCTTTACGCTCCATATCTCTCAATCAGCTCCTTATAATCATCACAAATCTGAATGTGATGCTTCTTTTCCAAATCATCAACCATTTCAGACAATGATGTTTTCCCAGAATTAATATCATTGATGTAGTTATTAATTCTTTTTACGGACTTCATGTAGCGTTTCCATCCCCATCCATGCAATTCGTGCATTACATAGAACAAAATCACAAAATTCAGCACGTCAGACCAGTTCTTTCCATCCTCGAACCCATCATCAAAGGCTTTCATCTCCATCTCTTTTAATTCTTTCTGGCAGTTCTGGATAGACTGCGCAAACATATGAGCCTGCTGATTCGTATACGGAATGAATGCTTTCTTTTTCTGCTTGATTTTTAACTTTCCCATCCAACAGCCCTCCTTATGTTTTCTGTTAAAGCATCAAACTGTTTTAACATCTTCCGACATCCGTTTCTGGTCACCTGCATATCTTCGGCAGAGTCATCTATCCAATATTTGCCGTCAATCGGATAGCTGTTATCCAAGAATGTACGGAATCTGCATTTTGTAAGTCCGAATTTATTCATAATTTCTCTTTGCGTCAAGGGCTCTACAAATTCACCATCTGCTGTAACAATGTCATAAAGTTTCATTTTATCTCCTTGTTTATCTTTCTTATTCCGTACCCAACCGGAGTATATGCCCTGTCAGTGCTAAGATGGTTCGTCTTGAGCAAACCATCATCAACTAGATTATTGATACGCTTCCAGACCGTAGTTCTCCCGGCATCCACCCTTTCAGAAATCTCTGTAATCGACGGTGCATATCCAACCAGTTTAATATAACTGACGATATACATATAAATTTCTTTCCTGAGAGCCTGTCCCTGTTCGTATCTATTCTTCGTGTTATACGGCATTTTGATTCTCCTTTTCCAATTCTTTTGCCTTATTAAACATCTTAGAAAGATAATCCGAATAAGCAACAAGCATGTGATCTACAAATCCATTTTTGCTATATTTTTCAGACACAACATGGATCTGTTCAACTACCTGCTGCCAGTATTCATCCTTTGCCTCAATTCCGGCAGTCTGGAGGACCAGTGCCGGAAAATCAATCTGTAAAAACTTTATGGTGTTCGGTATCTGCTCGTGCGTCACTCTCATACTTATACACCTTCTTCTACCTCAAAACTCTGTTCAAGAAGTCGCTCGTTATCCTTGCTAAACGCCTTTATATAGCTCTGTTTTATCGGTCTGATAAAATGTATGCCGTTAGCTGATTTAGCCCGGGAAACAGCCACATAGAACTGTCCAGGATCCCAACAGCAAGGATCAATGTTGATTTTTTCAAATGTCTGTCCCTGTGATTTATGAATACTGATCGCCCATGCAAGTTTTACCGGGAACTGAGAGAAAGAGCCTACTTTCTTACGGACAATCTTCTCTTTCACGATCTTCCGACCATCCTTTTCTTGTTCGGATTCCTCAATAACCTGTTTCTCAATGTCTTTATTGTATCTATATAAGCTAACTGTTTTGCCCTTATCAGTCTTGATAACCAGATAAGATTCTTCAAATTCTCCGTTTTCCACAATTTTCTGAATGATGCCAATCGTTCCATTAACGTAGTTTCCAGACAAATCATTGACTGTAATCATCACTTTTGCACCGATGTTAAGAATTAAGTCCTCTCTGGCAAATGCAATGTTCTTAATATCGGCAGATGTTAGCTCGCCGTCAACTGCTGCATGAAACACTTTTTCGGTCTTTTTATCCAACTTGCCAAGGAAAGTATTGTTAATTCTGTCAGCTTCTGCATTAGTGCCAACCAAGAACGGCGCTTCCGGTATAACTTTGTCTGATTCGTTGTTCTCCAGATATGCAATGGATTTTCTAATATTGTTGCCATATTTAATATCATTCAGCACATACTTAAATCCCTCATCATTCTGCCTGCATACCTCATCAAGTTTGATATATTCAAATCCCATTTCTTTCCAGTATTCAGACATGAAAGCATATCCATGTTCATACTTTCCACCCTTTCCATAATCAGATCCATACATCCGGCAGAGAATTTTACGGTCATCTGTTGTGATAACTGGCGGAAGCTGGTAGAAATCACCTATCACGATTAACTGAATGTCTTCTTTGTCCTCTCCGATCAGAAGTCTGTCAACTGCTCTCTCTTCATTCTCCGTGATGATCGTCTTTGCAATCATATTGAACAAATCGAACCGGCACATGCTGATTTCATCAATGATAAGAACATCTGCTTCTTTCAGAAGTTCAGCTCTGGATTTCACCTTTTTCTTATAGTCCTCAAATTTAATTGAAATATTCAATGCCCGGTGTACGGTAGTTGCCCCATATCCGATATTATCCGCTGCAATTCCAGTAGTGGCGGATACCAGAACATTTTTACCAGCTTTTTCCGCCTCATCGATGAACGTTTGGATAACCGTTGTCTTGCCTGTTCCTGCGTCACCTGTCAGAAAAACATTGCTGCCAGACAGCATTGTATCTAATGCATATCTTTGCTTTTTATTGAGATCGTCTTTTTTCATTTTGTAACCACTCCTTGTAATAATTATGTCAACTGAATATTTTTGCAATATTCAATTAATTTTGTTATAATAAATCTAATTGTATATACTTTTTAATTTTGTAACCCGTGTGTAACCGGCTTTTTTAATCCACTGGTTACGCCACAAACCCTTATTTTATGCGGGCTTCAGAGGTGTGTAACCGTGTAACCAATGTAACCAAGGTTTTTATATAGGAGAATTACTAGAGTATATGTTTTTTATACACTCTCAAACTTTCTCCTATAGGATGTTTTTTTTCGTGTTACAACGGTTACATGGTTACAAATTACGAAAACGGAACATTTGTTTCGGCATCAGCTGGCAGAAAACCAGTTTCAATAACCTCATTTTCTTGCTCGTTTTCAAGACTTTTTATATCAACAATCTTTACTGCAATAAGCCTCATTACACTTCCACCGTCTCTTTTTAGTACCGTATCTCTTTTTCCTGTGTGCTTGATTAACTCTCGATTAATCGCCCAGGCCGAAAAGGCTTTTCTGGAGAATCCATTGCTCTTCAAAAGGTTTTCAAGAGGTTTCGGATAAAAATATACATATACATCTCCATATTCATCTGGCGTTTCCTTGAATCCCCACTGATCACAGCTAAATTGCGCATCAAAGTGCTGCCCGTACACTGAGAGACTTTCAAGAATGAATTCATAGCATCTCTGACCTTCTGATACATCTTTCTTGCGTGTAGGTATGTCTACAACGTCCTCGACCGTCAGTTCACGTCCATCCTTAAATATGAAATCTGTAGCTAATTTGTCAGCCAGCAGAAGTGTAGATATTGCCATTACCTGCTTTGTTGGAAAGTCATATCCGTCAAAACCTTTCTCAATTTCGGCTTTCATTTCTTTCAGATCATCCGATGTGAACTGTTTGAGATTTCCAACGAACACTCTTCCAGCAAAGCCGTAGTTCTTCACGACAATGCCGTTAATCTCTGCTGGATTCTCGTAAATATCCTCACAACATTCAATTTCAATAATTCTGTTGATAGCTCCGCCGGAATCTGCAAATTCCGAAATAGGGTTCTCACCGTTGCAAATAGTCACATTACTCCATGTATTTTCCTTAGCTGCTCCGAGGTCCTTATTTGAACGTGCTTTTCCTTTGCCAGAACAGAGATTGTAAATCAATGTTTCGTAGTTATCCCGGATATACTGAGAAGCATTCTTCGAGTCGTCCAGAATCATCGGAAAGTTATTGAGCATATCTGCCCTTGTCTCCAATGATGTATCTGTTGAACGAAAATTCCCAACGTAGGCTCCCGGTGCCGGATTCCCCCAAACCGATGCCGCTATATTGATTGTTACCGTCTTTCCGCCTCCTGTCTGCCCATAGAAATCTACGATGAACGGTAGTGCATCAAGCGGCTGTATAAGAACACTCGCAAAAGATGCTGCCAGTGCTATTCGCGGTTCCAATCGTCCGCATGACCGTAGCTGCTTAGCCAGAGTCACCCACTTGAAGTAGTCTCCACTTTCCTGTATACTTTGGAATAGCGTTTTAAAGCGGTATTCACCGTCAAAAACGATTGAAAGGTCGTAAGGGACAAATGTATTACCATGCCACCCCAGTTTGCTTGTAGAGTGCTGTATGTCGATCATATCGGCATTGTACATTTCAACATCCGCCAGATACTTTACGAGAAGCCTTGCATTCTCTGAGTTGACCTGCACCCCGAACCTTGCAAGATTAGTTACTGCCCTGGAAGTCACAATGTCAATTTTTGGAACAGTTATTTCTGTCCAATATCCATCCCTTTTAAAAGCCACCGTGATCTGTTCCTCTCCTGTCTCGATGTTTTTTAGACGACGTATCGGCATGATCGGGTGGTGACATACAAGTTCTCTTGCCTTAGATGTTTCAGAGGAAAATATTCCGTTCTCTGTAGCTATCCAGCTACCACAAGCCATGTTAGGATATTCCTTATCAACAGAATCAGGATAAAAGTTTGTGATGTTTTCAACTAACTGCATAGAACGATTTACTTTTTCTTCTTTTTCCTTTTCCTGTTCTGCTTTCTGGAATTCCTTTATGAACTCTTCTGCTATATGCTTCGCTTTCACACTTTTTGCCCGGTCCATCAGCTTAAACTTGATTTCTGAGCGGTCAATTTTACTTTTTACTGAAAAAAGCTCTTCATACAACTGCTTTTCCATAAAGTCTTGTGCCTGTAAGTTTTCAATATTTTCAAGAATTTTTCTCACCTCCTGACTTAGCTGATAACATTTCGTATCTGCTTTTTTCTTTCTCAAGATTAAACTGGCACATATACCACTCTTCTGAATCAGGAGGGAACGTTTTTAGTGCTGTTTCGTACATAAGTATGTTCTTTTCTACCTGCTCAATCTCATTAGGATCCTGAACAGGGTTGTGTTTTTTTGATTTAATATCTCGCATTTCATGTCTGATCTGGTTGCGGCTTTTACCTTTTTTTGATATATAAGTGCCACCCAGCTCAATAAACGCCGTACTAAAAGGGACGGATTCGTATTGCATCACAAAATCAAACACATCACCGCCAGTTCCACAGCCGAAACAGTAAAAGGAATCATCGTAGATTTTGCAGGATGCTGACTTTTCCTTGTGAAAAGGGCAACATATAAATCCTGCTCTATTCGGCCTTAGCCCGTACCTGGAGAGAATTTCTGGCATTTTTACTGACTGTTTGATTTCTCCCTTAGTCATGACAGCAGCTCCACGATCCGCCGTCCGGTCTCTTCTTTTGTACAGAATTCAAACTGGACGTTATAACGGTCTCTGATAGTGCAAAGGGAGCGAAACAGAGAAACTCCTTTGATTTCTTTCTGAATATATTTTTCTTTCATTCGTATTTCTCTCCCATTGATGTTTTTTGCTCTCCAACGAAACCGTTCCATTTCTGGCTGGTAAAAAAAATACACATCTTCAAGGCACTTTACATCCTCGCCGTGTTCACAAAGAATGACTAGCTTTGATTGATTGTTAATAGGCTTTAACAGCTCTCTTTTAAACCTCTCATGTTGAGCACATACATTTCCATATAACTCTTGAAGGTCTTTTTTTGTATCTATAGATAATGGAATAACTGCTTCCAGATCCTTTTTACATACTTTCTTTTTGCTGTCAATAATAGATTGAATCTCATCCGTAATCTTACAGTAATCGCCAAATGGAAGTGGTACAGGGACAAGAATCGCCCCCATATTTTCCATTTGCTTGTGCTTAACAGAATTTGATTTTCCATGTGAACCGGAAAACTGGTTTTTGTCTACCGCAATTTTCACAAAATCACCTCTTAATTGAATGGAAGTTCTTCGTCAATTCCGTCTGGAATATTCATAAAGTCCGTACCTGCCGGATTCGCTCCCATGATAGCTTCTTCTTTCAGATGATCGTCATAGGCTTTTGTGGTACGCTCTTCTGGGATGTCTGCATCCTTAATTCCCTCAATACTTCGGAACCATGCGAGTTTGTGACGTTTTACTTCTTTGTTGTCGTACCAGTCTTTCTCCAGACGGAAGATGCCACCGATCAACTTGTCTTTAAACTGCTGCCCGAAGTTATCACCCCACTTAACAGCAAATCCCGGATTTGACTTTTCTACACATGTGATAAATGTTTTAAGGTTACGGACACCATAATCTACACTCTCGTCAATAATCATATAGTTAGTACCGGCATTCGGATATTTCTTGTCTGGACGGATATCGTTTTCGAACTGCTTCATAAAGTACCCTGCCTGTTCGTCTCCTTCTGCAAAATCAAACAAGATAACGAGCATATCAAGTCCGCCTTGGGATTTTTTCTCTGATACCTGCTTAATTACCATCTTATGGCCACCGAGCTTAATTGGTTCAAATTCTCCTGCTGCCTGTGTAGTATCGTAATTATTTGGTTTCTGCATTATCTGTTCCTCCTAATTCATAATAATCCCTGATAACCTTGTCAACTTCTGCAAGGTCGTTATCAATAGTCAAACTGTCAAACATTCCAATCGGGGATTTACTTACCGCTCCCTGACTGGACTGAGTGACAAATAAGTGTTTTCCACTCTCTTCAATGCAGCGAAGAACGATAGTAAACATGCCCTCGATGCAAACTTTTTCGTCCAGAAGCTTACCAATTGTCTTAGGCTTTACTTCCCCGGAATCGTCTTTTTCTTCATGCATCATAAGGTAAACAATTTTATTCTGCGGTACTTTTGTTACAATGAACTGGATAAGATTCCAGAAATAGTCTCCAATATCATTGTACAGAGCGAACACTGCATTGCCTTTTCCAGCAGAAGCGTGTCCCTTCATAAAATGATTCGTGATAAGATACCCTGCATCATCAATTACGATAGACTCTGCTTTTGATGCGATCAGGCACTTCATTACCTGCTGGTAATCATCTGTAAACCATCCGTCAATCTTTCCTTTAAACGGAAGCGGTTTATTCAATACTCTAATAAGATTCCAGTGTTCATTCTGGCAGTTCCTAAGACTGGTACTCTTGCCAGAACCAGATTTTCCAATAATTAATACGGGTGTTGCCATTGCTATTCCTCCTTGTCATAAACCACATGTTTACTGCCCTCGATAATCAGCAAACTTGCAATATCTTTCATTGATAAGGTTGATTCGTTATAGATTTCGACCAGTGCGTTGTATGCACCTGCTGATACTTTCACAACTGGGTTATCCTTATCGGTTACAGGCTGTTTCTTCCTTGCCGGAATACGGATTTCAAATTCACTCATTGCTTTCCTCCTTATATGATTTCTGAGCCGTTAAAAGCCCGTTCAGAGCCTGTACGTAGCTCGCTAACGTTCTTGCCTTGTATGATTCTTCGATAGGGTTATCCGGGACTGTGGCAAGTTGTATGTCGATTAATCTCAATACTTCTTGAATGCGTTCGTCCATACTTACACCGCCTTAAAGAAACAATAAAGGTTATCTGATGCATCTCCGAACTTCTCTCCATCGATATCTTCGGCTTTGTGGTATTCCACATGGTCAAGAGACATATCGCAGTTTTCATAATCCAATATGTGATCCCCTCTGGACTGAAGCTCTCTGAGCAGCTCGTTGATACATCCTGCTATCTCCAGACTGGGAAGAAGTTTCATAATCGCTATCTGTTTACTCATTTGGACACTTCCCATCTATCAGAAGTTCCAACAAGAATGCTTTGATTTTATTAAGCTTTTCACGGCTTTCTTTCTCGTAAAATGGATTAAAAGATACGTCTTGGTACAAATCCCACTTGAATTTGCCGTAGGGAAGGGCAGCGTCTTCTTTTCTCTTGAGTCCACATGCTCTCAATCCATAAATTGAATAATCGAATGAGACACTTGCTGTCGGAACTTCGTTCACGACTCTTTTGCATAATCCGTAAATTTCATCAATCTCTTTCTCGAACATCTTCTTATCCTCCTTATTTCCTACTGCCAGTCTGCTTTCATCTGGCGCACCGCCCATGCTGCCGAGATGCCAAAAAAGATGTTCAGCCAAATAGGTATGTCCACATATTTCCCGGCAAGCATACAAACAGCAATTAGCATATATTCTTTCATTTTATTTCATTTCTCCTGCAATCCACGCAAGGTTGCTCGCCACCAGTGCGGCGGCCGTCACAATCCATGCAGTGAACCATCTTTTTGACTTTTTCTTACTTTCTTCGACAATTTCAGTCGCAAGTGCTACTTCGATGTCAGTCCATGTTGGCTGATTTTCGTTTCTAATTTCACTCATATCGTGCTAATTTCTCCTTATTTTTTCTTATTTGTCTTTACAATTAGCAGATAGAGAACTATAATGTATCTATCCACTAAGGTGTTTTAGTGGTGCAAAGCTCCGGGGCGGAGGCCCAATCTCCCTCCGGGGCACTCACTTATTAAGAGCAGCCTTACCTTTCCAGACATGTCCAGTCACTTCATAGACTTTCCTAGGGCTTATGATGTATGTAATTCGTCCACCGGAAAGGCTTTTTGCTGGCTTGTTATTCTGCACAGCCACTCCAATTGGCAACCATCCGTACACAATCCCTGCCCGGATTGCTGTTACAGGAAGTCCGATCAATTGGCTCGCGTCGGCTACGGTCAGAATTTCTGACGAGAATTCCGGCATCTGTGGAATGCCTGATATGATTCTCGCAACCTCTGCAGCGAACTGATGGACTTCTGCATTTTCTTTGATGTAAGTATCAACCTCGCTCATTTCATACTCCTTTCTTATTTTTTTAGAAAAATCTTTCGTCTTCCCATCAACCTATTGTATTTCCTTTCCCCTCTACCTATAATGCATTTACAGGCACCGACATGCTGAGTATAACGAAAGGGGAATTATATGGTTGAAACAATTACACGACTGTATCATTGCCACAAGATTCACAAACACGTGACTGTTTATGAAGAGTATGAGGTTTCTGATAGCGGTCGCCGCCTACTGCGGTGCTCATGTCCATATCATCAATACACGGAAATGAAGCCGCGCTGTGATGGGTATAATGACCATGGTTTTCAATGTGGTTATGCAAAAAATCAATAACCAGGCTCACTAACTCATCTGGTCGCTCACTTGGCGATAGGTAACAGTAAAGCCGAAGGTCACATTTGCAACAGTCTCCACCAGATTCTTTGCAGTGCTGACTGACGGCTTTATTAAATTGTAATGCGTCCATTTATGCTCCTTTCTAATTCAATTTAATTGAAGTTATTTGGCACAAAAATAAAGTCCATAGGAATTCCAGAAAGCTCACTCATTTTTCTGAGCTGTGATAATGTCGGCTCTGTTTTTCCTTTTTCCCAATTAACTACAGTTGCATTGGAAATACCGAATATTTCAGCCCATTCTTTCTGATTGCATCCTGCGTTTACTCGAACAGCTTCTAATGAAATTTTTGGCATTTGCTCATCTCCTTTCTTAACTTCTGAGCTTATTATAATTCAACTGTATTGAATTGTCAACACCAAAATTCAAAATAATTGAATTAACTATTGAATTTTTTATAAATATGATGTACAATACAAAATGTAAGGAGGAAAAGAATCATGACGACCATGACAACTGAAGAGCAGAAAAAGATCTTCTCGAATAATCTTAATAAGTACATTTCAAGAAGTGGGAAACAGCAAAAGGAAATCGCTGAAGCCATTGGAACAAACGCATCTACATTTAATATGTGGTGCAAAGGCAATTCGATGCCGGGAACCGGAAAGATTAGAGCCTTAGCCGATTATTTCCGAATAAGAATGTCAGATTTGACAGATTTAAAAGAGAATCAAGACCCTGATATTGAATTTGGAGATGTAGTTACAAAAATCGAGCAGTCAGACCCTCGTTTCAAAAGAATAATTCTTGAATACGATAACCTGCCGCCCGATAAAAAAGATTTGTTATGTGATTTTTTTGAGAAGTTTATTTTCTAAAACACAAGGGTAGGAATCATTTTCCTGCCCTTTCTTCCTTATAAGCCCTTTTTACACACCCGTAAATAAATTTTATCATTGATTCACTATGTATTTTCTGTATCATCTCAATAATCTCTTTCTTATAATCCATAATAACCCTCCCTGTCATAACTACCACCTACACTACAGTATATGTTCGGCTGTGGGAAATAGAACCGAACATTAGTTCGTTTTTGCTATTATACCATCTATTCCGACTCTTGGCAACTGCCAATGATATACATGAACTCTCACTATTTTATAGAAAAAAACATTTCTTTTTCATCTAAATCACTCTATTTCGTTCTAAATCTTTACAATATGCTCTTAAAATGATAAAATAAAAATACCACATATAACCGTACTTTACATAATGTTGCAAAATCAGCGGTACAAAATACATAATCCGCATAAAAAGTGCGAAGCGTGGCGAATAAAGCTATTAGGAGGAGCAATTCTATGAGCAAGAAAAAAGGTGGAAAACTTAAATGGGTAGTTTTAGCGGTTGTCGCCGTTGGTGTTATCGGTGCCGTTGGCGGAAATTCGGATTCAGGTACTACATCCACTTCCAGCACATCTGCAAAGACGGAATCTACAAAAGAAGTTGATACACCTACACCAATTGAATATACAGCCGTATCAGTCAATGATATGATGTCTGATCTTGACAGTAATGCAATGGGTGCATCTGATAAATACAAAGGCAAACATCTTGAGATCACCGGAAAGCTCAGTAACATTGATGCAGCCGGAAAATATATTGACCTTATGGCTGATGGAGATTTTGAGATTATTGGAGTCCAGTGTTACATCAAGAGCGACGATCAAAAATCTAAAATAGCATCTATGTCAAAGGGCGACACCGTTACTTTAAAAGGAAAATGCACAGACGTTGGAGAAGTTCTTGGATATTCTCTTGATATTGAAGAAATAGAATAAAATAAAAACCGCCCCGGCATTGGCGTACCGGGACGGCGTTTATACATCTCCGAAGAAATGTAATATTCTGGCAAACATATTGTATCATCTTCGGAGCAGTCGAACAACCCAGAAAATTTGTTCGGCTGTTATTTTTATACCTAAAGCAGCTACATAAAGAAAAGAGGAATAAAAATGGCGAAGAAAAGAAAGAAATATCCAAAGTTGCCAAATAACTTCGGCTCTATCCGGTACCTTGGCAAGAACCGGAGAAACTGTTTCGCAGTGCATCCACCAGCTACACCGGACGATACTGGCAAGCTAAAACGTCCGCCGGCGATCTGCTACGTGGATGACTGGATAAAAGGCTTTACTGTCCTGACAGCTTACAAAGCCGGCACGTATCAACCAGGCATGGAGCGGACTCTTGAGGTATCCCCCACAACCGACATAGACACTCTTATAAGCCGCTTGATTGCCGACTACAATACAATCAAGGGTGTAGAGGATAAGCACCCGGAAATCAAGAAATTGACGTTCTCAGAGGTATATAAACAGTTTTATGCGTGGAAGTTCCCAAATGGGACAAAACTGTCATACAGTTCAAAGGAAGCATATCGGACGGCTTACACGAACTGCACCGTTCTGCACAATCGCATATTCGAAGATTTAAAGGCTCCTGATATGCAAAAGGTTATTGATGATTGCAAGCTGAAAAAGCAAAGCCAGATGGCTATTTTAACTCTATTCAAGCAGATGTACAAATATGCCGTATACTCAGAAATCGTAACGGAAAATAAGGCGTTATATGTCCATGTCAATGCTGATAATGACACCGAACATGGAACGCCATTTTCTGATCAGGAGATGCAAGTGTTGTGGAATAATACCGACGATCCAGAAGTGCAGCTCATTCTTATCATGTGCTATTCTGGATGGCGAATTGGTGAAGTGCTAAAACTCACAACTAACTTGGAAGAAAAATACTTTCAAGGCGGCATTAAAACAAAAGCCGGTAAAAACAGAATTGTCCCGATACATCCTGCCGTATATCATTTTGTCGAACAGAAAGTACTGACACAAGATGGAAAATTATGCGTGTATACTCAGCAGCATCACAGAAAAGCATTGTTCTATCCTACACTGGAACGTTTAGGAATAGTCGGTAATCCGAAGCACACGCCGCACGATTGTCGGCACACCTTTTCTGCTTTATGCGAAAAATACGGTGTCCGGGAGAATGACCGAAAACGAATGCTAGGCCACTCCTTTGGCGGAGATGTTACAAACGCTGTGTACGGACATAGGACACTGGAAGAACTTCGGACAGAAATAGAAAAGATAAAAGTTCCATTTGTGACTAACTGTGACTAACGGAACCCATTTTAATCTTTCTAAAATAACCGAAATATCATTATCGAAATGCCGGAAACCCTATTAAAATCAACGTTTTCAGCGATTTTACAAGGATTTCCCACATTTCATTTTCATTATTCTAATTTTATTAATTGTGACCAACAAATAGAATTTAGAAAATTGCGCAAATGCCCATAAATACAGTGTTTTTGGCACTATTATATTAGGAAACAATATTTTTATTTGTGACTAACGTGTGACTAACGATAACAGTCTAAAACTTCCGAAATGATACAAAATATGTTTAAAGATAAAACTCCCGGGGTAATTCCCCGGGAAAATCATTTAGAAATTTCTGTGATTCTGGTGAATGCTCCTTTTGGAACAAATTCAAAAACAAACCCTTCTGCCGGATGCGGGATGCGGATAAAATACCATTTCAGCCCTGAACTGTCAGTTTCTGTGTACTTCATCACCTCTACAACTGCACCTTTTTTCAGTTTTGGAAACAGCTTTGACGGGCTGTTTTTGTTTGATTTTGTATAGCATTTTGTGTCCTTTTTGATCTGTGCAATATAGGCTCTGGTGTTCTGCTTTTTGGTTGTATCTGAGTCTGAAACTGACGTTGTATTTTTAACTAAACTGTAATTTGGAGTACAGAATTTTGTTCCGGGAAGGTTGCTGTTGTAGTAACTTTTCTGACATACGCCACCACCATTTGCGATAATTGTAGAGCCACCAGAAGTGTTTCCTTCGACTGTCCAGAATCGATCTCCTGATACCTTTGTTACGATTCCGGTATGTGTAAATGTGCCATTTCGATAAAAAATAACAATATCTCCAATCTTCGGATTGCTGTTCAGGGTAAACAAATCCGCCATTGTCGGACAGTAAACGTATGGCCAGTGCTTCAAAAGTTTCTTCGCTGTGTCTAAGCCGAATGCTTTCATGAAGCACCAACTCACGAATGCAGCGCACCATGGCTGCCTTTGATAATCCGGTTTAATATCTCGCCAGTATTTCGTATAATTATTTTCTCCGACATTTGCTGTCTTACTATCAAGCTGACTATTGCTTGCCTTTTCAAGATATCCGGTTTCATTCTTTGCGATCTGGATTAATTTATCAATTGCTTTCATGTCTGTCTCCTCACTTTCCGGGAAATATGTTTTCAACGCATTATAAACAAATCTCTGTCTGTCCTTATATGCTCCCACCTGATTCCCTGTGTCCGTCTGGCAGGCTGCATAGAGATTATCAAGCGTATATGGCTTCTGAGTCTTTGCTAAAATCCTCGTTACTGCTCCCTGTCCGCCTTGGTGTCTAAAGTTCACGCACATAGCTTGCGCTCTGGCGTCTGTAACGCCCTGCTTAAGGGCTTCGTCTGCATAGGTGGATAACTGTTCATCCATAAGGCTATCTTGGCATTTAACGCCTAAATCGGACGAGATAAGAGCAACTATAGTGTCTGCGAGCTGTGATACCCTGGAAATATTAAAACATTCCCAGTTTGCGGTCTGGACCTGTTCCAAAAGTCTGACCTTGTCTATCTTCTTCCACTGTTCCGGGTCGGCATCGTAAATTCGTTCCAGAAGTGTTTTAGCTTCGATTCCGTACCACTGTCCCGCCCCGATTGTGATTGCGTGTTCTTCAGAAGAATTGGTGTAGGCTTCCGTGAAGTCCGAATAATCCTGCTGTCCGTAAACCTGTTCGCCAGTTTCGACCGCATAAATAATTTTCCTGAGAACTACTTTTTGATTATTTGTCATACAAAAATCCTCTCAAATTTTTCCTGCGTGCATAACGTTTACTGTAGTGAACCTGCTCTTTCTACCGTCCCATCCTCATTCAGCACATAGTCATCTTTTTTCAACTTTTCAATCACCTTTGCATTCCACAGCTCAGGAACATCTGTCCATTTTTTCAGCCCATTGATTACTCGTTCTTCGAAAAATTTAACCATTGTTTCCACCTCCAATGCCTGCAACTAAAGTAGCCAGTTCATCAAGTGCCGAATCATGCGTTGATACAAGTTCAGCCAGACCGTCAATACCATCACCATTAATTAGAATTTTACGATTAGATTCCGCATTAAGCATTTGCATCACCAAGTCAAGTTTTTCAGACATTTCATTCAGTCTGTTTGAAACTCTATTAATTGCTTTATAAATATTTGCAATTTCCTTTTTATCCATATGCACCTCCTGTTCTTAGCCATTCGGCTATAAATAATTCGTTAATTTGCTAGGATTTTAGATACATAAGCAAGGGTCAATGCCACCAGTGTTACTGGCACTGTCGGCGTTCGCACTCCCGCCTCTGCCCACACCACAGAAGGAATCGCTGCCGCTAGAGTAAGGCGAACGTGTCCAATACTGGCCAGATACATAGGCACTACTATAACGTGGTTTCTTATATCTGTTTGCAGTCGCATTCTTGAAATATTGATACTGTTTTCCTTCTCCTGCAAAAGAATGCGTTGTACTGCCAAAAATCTCAATTTCAGAAGGTAAAAACGCATAGTCGTTAGATGTTTTAATTGTGTTACTTTGGCTACCTTCCGAAGTCAGTTTTCTAACTTGTTTCATCATATTCTGAATATAAGTAGGTAAACATTTCTTGTACACATTATTGCACCATGTACGCCTATCGCAGTACCCCCAACCACCGCTATTCGTGTTTGAACTGTTCATATAACCACATTCATGTGATGTATCATAAGAACTATTATATTCTGTCGTAGTGTCTAAATACAGCATACGTTCTGTCTGAATTGTAATAGCAGCTTTGGTCTTGCCATTGATAGCAGTCACTAAATCATCATGTTCGATTCCGATAATTACATAAATGTAATCATTCGCTTTGTGCGACTCACTTACGCCCGTTGCAGCCATTGCGTTGTGATGGATTGTTCTCTTGTCACCAACCGCCCAATAATCACCAATGTTGATTTTACCTGCGTAATGTGCTTCAATCATCTTTTCAATTTCCGCATCTGTTCCATCAGCAAATGCGACAATCTTTAAATCCTCTGGCTCTCCGAGGAGTCTGTTTCCTGCATCGTAGTTGTATACGCCATCGGTAGAATATGGGAACAGTGCGAAGTAATATTTCTTGCCATTTGTCAGCCCTGTGACTGTATATCCTGCGGTTTTGTATTTGTCACGAACTGTATTATCAACCACAAGCGTTCCGTCATCTGGGTTTGCAGGATAACCTGTTTTTTTCATTACAAGTTTTGTACCAGCCCATGTAGAGAATGTTGAACCATTGATTACTGTGTTTTCAGGGTCTTGCCACTTGATCGTGACAGATGCGTTTGCGTTCTCAATACTTGGATTGTTTACGGGTTTGGGAGTGACGGTTGTGCCACCGCCTTTTGCGTGGAGTGTTCCGTCTGCATCTATGAATGTTGTCTTGCCATCAGGTTTGACCTTACCAAGAGTTTCGGTTGTAGCAATCGGGACAGTCGCATCACTTCCTTTGTCTCCCTTAGGACCTTTGATGTTTACTGTTTCAGGATTGGCAACTCCATCAGCATTACTCCAGCTCAAATTTCCGTCGGTGTCTACGTCTGGCACGAATGTAGTGCCCTTGTCTCCTTTAGGCCCGGCATCTCCAGTCTCTCCCTTTTCTCCTTGTGGTCCAACATCTCCTTTTGCGCCTGTATCACCTTTCGGCCCGGTAATATTTACTGTCTGGGGGTTTTCAAGTCCTCCGTCATTACTCCAGCTTATATTTCCTTTGCTGTCTACAACAGGAGTAAATGTGATTCCTCGCGCGCCAGTATCTCCCTGCTCACCTTTTGGGCCAACTGGGCCTTGTTCACCTTGCGGCCCAGTATCGCCTTTTAGACCCTGCGCTCCTTGCTCTCCTTTTTCTCCTGGGTCTCCTTTTATGCCCTGCGGCCCTGGGTCACCCTTTGGCCCTTGCGGACCAACTGGTCCCTGTGGACCTTGCGGCCCTTGAATCTTGCCAGCATTGTTCCAATTCGTGCCGTCAAAAACCCACATTTCTCCATTTATTAAATACGCGTCGTTCTTCTCTGCACTCAGGGGGAGGTCTGCCTCAGATTCTTTTGTGCCAAGGATATTAAGAGATGTTCCATCATTTCCTTGCTCACCTTTTTCTCCTCGTGGACCCTGCGGACCCACTGGTCCGACATCTCCTTTATCACCTTTTGGACCCTGCGGCCCTTGAGGCCCTATAATATTTCCAACATTTTCACTATCGCCATCTGAAAATGTTATTGTCAAATTTCCATTTGTGTCGATACTAACCGCCGTGATAGAGATGCCCCTTAGCGATTCTTTCTGCTCAGGTGTCAGCGATTCAAATGCTACGGTGCCATCCACGCCCTTTTCTCCCGGGTCACCTTTATCTCCTTTTTCACCTTTTGGACCCTGTGGACCAGTAGGACCCTCTGCGCCTTTTTCTCCTCGCTCTCCTTTTTCACCTTTGGGTCCTTGTGGACCAACAAATTCTCCGGCATTAACCATCTCTGAAATATCCTCAATGGAACACAACCGTCTTACATCATTAGCTGCAAACGCAATGTATAAGGCTTTACCGGATGGAACGGACGGGTCATTACCAAGGATTGCAACAGGTTCCCCCGGGCGAATTTTTGACGTGTCAAAATCAGTGTACATGCCGCGCCGGAATTGTATAGTATATGTATCAGCCATATTAGACTTACCTCCTTATGAAAGGAAATTATTTTTTATGTAATCCTTTACGGAATCAAGATTTTTCTGTACATTGTCATCCATTACAAGGAAATTACCTTTATTATTCTGACTGATGATACTTCCTGTGCTTTCGTCTACTTCTGAATAGGTGTAAGCAATGCGACTTCCTTCTCCAGTGCTAAGATTCATAAAACTTGTTAAAATCTTTTTCATGATATTACCTCCATCTGATTGATAATGCTTAATCTGTCGTTAATAAGCTCTGATTCATAATCTGGTTCCAAGACCTCTGCTTCTTCTGACTCATAATTTGGTTCCGGGATTTCTATATCTCTTGCGTCTGTATAGGCCGTATCTCCCGGGTCAGTAAATCGCATATGTTCATATTCGACTTGTCTTGCTTTGATTTCGAACGAAAATTTAAGTCCCGGAGTTCCTTTTACAATAAAATAATTCTGCTCTTTCTCAGCTATCCAACAGTCGCCCTCTCCTTCTCTTTGCAAGAACACATAATATTTAATGCCGACATTTGCAGATTCCTGAAAGATATCATCTATGTCAATCATACAAGTTCCGTCATCCGATATTACAGACTCACCGATATCTCCAAAGAATGGGGTTGGCATTTCATAGCAGTAAAAGAGCTGTTCATCATAGTCTACCGTCGAAACTGATCTTGATTTTGTCCCGTTTACTTTCAGCTTCCCTCTGATAGAAGCATCTGCAAGGTCTGTCCCCGTACCGATGCTATAGAAATGACCACTGGCTTCTACGTGTGTGCCTGCTTTAACTTTTCCTGATGCTGAAACACTGCTCGCTGAAATGCTGCTCGCCGAAACGCTAGTATTAAACGAGGCTGAGCTTGCGTGTACAGTTCCTGTATAAAGATTAATTCCTCTGATTCGTGTTCCGTACAGTGTCCCGTACCCCGGTACATATACTCCTGTATTCGTCTCTGAATAAATCTCTCCAGATGAAGCGTCTAGTATTACTTCTCCATACGTGCCACTTGCTGAAAGCTTTTTATGTCCAACTTCCCATCCTGCTAATTCGCCTGTATTAATATAATCAGCATTCATGTACACATTGCCATTTGATAGATACAGGCCTTTATTACTACTGTTATCACTTAGCACATCAATAATCTCTTGTTTAGACATCTTTCCTATATCAAGATTACTAAGCGCATTGTCTGTATAATTTTTTGCATTCGACAGCGCTGTTGAAGCCTTGTTCTCAGCAATACTGTATATCGTATCGCCATTTGCTAACACGAATGTATTAGGCCTGAGCGTAACATTTCCGTAGTTATCAATCGCAAATGTTGACGTTCCAGAACTGTTTGTAACGTTGATGTTCTTCAGATTAATCAAATCAGCTGAAATCTGACCTGATTTAATATAAGAAGCGTTTATATACAGATGTCCGTTCTGCATATAAATTCCCTCTTGCTTACCGTTATCCGTTAAAGCGTTAAAAACTCTTTCAAAATTGACAATTTTTTCAGCGTCCAGTTCCTGCCAAGTGCCATCAGTCCCAGAAAACATATATACCCGGCTCGTAGAAAAGTTCATGAAAATCGAGCCGTCATGTTTTTTATATTCTTCACTTTTCCACTCAGATGCCGGATAGTTCTGCAATGTTGGTACATACGTGCCATAATAGTTCGGGATAGTCACATTATTTTGAACTGCCCCATCCACAACATCCTTGGCGATCTGTTCAATAGTTCTACTTTTTAGCGTAAAGTTTTCGACCTCTAATGTGACAGCACCTGTGTCGGCATCTATTTTTAATGTCGTATTCCCGTTATTATCTTTTGCTGTAAAACCTCTTGTGTTAATCCATTCTGATTGGATGCCAATAGCATAAAGAATATTCAGAACAGCATCTCCATTACTGTCAAACCCGGCTTTCCATGTCTGACCCCCATCTACTGACAAAAAGAATCCATCGACACCTGTCTTATAAATTACTTTAGAATCAGCAAGTGTAGGCTTATCATGCCGGTACGTAATTACGGAACCATCTTCTTGTACTTCCTCTGTATAGAAAAAACCCAGCGTGTTCGCTGCAAGTTCATTCATCTGTTTGAGCTTTACGTCATAGGCAGATAGTTTCTTCTCTATATCTTTTTTTGACTGTTCTACGGCCGCTTGCTGACCACCAACAAACTCACTTACATCTTCTTCGGCACTCTTTGCGCTGCAACCCCATGATGTTGAACCACCGAACACAAATTCTACATTAGTTACAAATGATCTAAAAACACGATTCTTCGTGTCAATAAATTCGACTGGATCGCCGAAAGTGGCGTATCCGTTGGCAATTCCGTCACATGAGAAAGGACGCATTCGCAAACCGATTAATTGACTCCCAATGGCTTCAATGCCTGCCTGTGCATTTCCTGACAATAGCTGATTATCAATAGTGATTACATAACCGTCCTGACCCGACATATATTCGGTCTCATCTTCTACGTATTTGACGCCTGTTACAATGACATCGTCTACGTCATATTGTAGATTCTGAATTGAAAATAACGCGTGATAATCGTTATTACTTAACGTACCACCATCAATCACAGTCCCTGTCGTCCACGGATTAAGCGTGCCACCATCCAGATCATCACCGTTTGTCCAGTTCTTTACTGCTCCACCATCGTAAATAGTCGTATTGGTAAATGTCTTATCAAACGTAATAATCCTGAGTAAGTCATTTTCATCAATTCTTGCATTTCCACCGACTATCCCGGCACACATTCCGATTACTGTACGATATGTCGCATTAGATGGCGCTTTCTGAATCTGAAAGTCCGCATTTGGAAACATTGCATCTCCAAGAGTGATTCCACATTGCTGACAGCATTCTGAGAGCAGTTCCTTGACCGTACAAGGAAAAGATAAATTAGAATCATACGTCTTATCAGCGTTATGCATTTTGTCTAAGAGGGAAAGACTTATTTCGCTTGCCGTTGCAGGTTTCTTTGACACAATATAAGTACCTCTTTTTATAGTTTCTATCCTGTCAGATAACCGCACATTGAGAAAGATAACAAACCTTGCAGCATTAAAATTATATCCGTCAAAGCGTCCGTCATCATTTACCAATGATAAACTTGCCGTTTTTTCTATTGCTACACCCACCGGGAAGTCCCCAGAGTCTGCTGAATCTACGAGACTATTTCCAGACAGATAAAAGTCTTTTTTGCCTAGCTTAAGAGTTGCGCCATTTGACAATGTAACATTTGCTGTCACGTAATAATTTCTGTTTGTAAGAGATTCTTTTTTTAACTGAGTAGATACATTTATCAAATCGGCTCAATCCTCCTTACATTAATAGACAAATCCGTCCACTTTTCTTCCCCATCTTTTAAAGTTTGCGCAGCCATGTTGAAATTTGATGCGTAGAATGTTCTGTCTATCCATCTTCCCGGAACAGTAGGGTCTTTATGGTGGAATGTGAATTGGCTTTTGTTAAGCACAGTATTTAGTATGGTTGCTATTTCAGCCCACGTAAGCTCGCCCCATTGCATGTCATACCCACCAATTGTCCCCATTGGTGTATTGTGCATAATCAAATCCTGACTTCTTTTAGAGTCTTCTGTAGAAGTGGTTGCGAACACCGGCTTGTAACTGTCCGGTGCTCTTATAACAACGTTGTCTATTTTAAATTGTTCCTGTTCCATATTTTCTCCTCTATGCTAACTCAAATGGGTTCTTCCCGTTCCGATTCCTTCTCATTTCAGCTTCACTGATAATAATATCTAACAATTTTCTGCCAGATGCATTGACTGTAACATTATAGGTATTTCCATCTCCCTGCCCTTTTCCTGACTCTTCCCGGACGATCTGACGCAACAGGCTTTCCGGTGCTTCCAGGTTATTGCCTTTCTTCTGGTCACCTAATACCGCAAGGAATTCTGACCTTGGTGGAATAACTGCACCACTGGCCAGATATGGGATAGTTCCGATACGTGGAAATGTTGCATGAAATCCAATAGTCTTTGAACCAAACGGTGTTGGAACAGTCCAAGGCCCAAAGGAAAATGCAGATTCAATTCCACCAATTGCATTATTAATCATCCCAACTGCATTATTAACAATACTGATTGCCTGATTAATCGGAGCTTTAATAAAATCCACAATGCCTTCAAATGCAGATCTGACTGCATCTCTGGCGGCATTAAACTTATTAGTGATAGCGTTTTTTATCGCTTCTACTTTATTAGACACAAACGTAGCTACGTTTTCCCATGTTCGGGATGTCTTGTTCTTTACGCTGTCCCATACGCCTACAACTTTAGTTTTAATTGCATTAAATACTGTGCTGGCTGTGGATTTAAGAGAGTTCCAAAGGCCAGAAAGTGTCTTTTTGATTGCGTTCCAGATTGTTGAAGTCAATGCTTTAATCGCATTCCAAGCAGTGCTGATGATGCTCTTTATTATGCTCAACGCGCCTTTTGTTACGGTTTTAATTATCTCCCACGCACCCGACACAACATCTTTGATAAAATTCCATGTTCCATCCGCAATCTCTTTTATTCCCTGCCAAGCCAGTTCCCAGTCTCCTGTGAAAACGCCTACAAGGAAATCAATGATTCCGCTCAGAGTGTCTGCTACATCACCAATTATTTTAATTAATGATTTTATGACTTTTATTGCTACGGTGCCTACAACGTTAATTACTTCCGCCATAACTGGAAGCAAATTCGCAATTATCCAGTTAATTAAAGGCACTAACACCGATTCCCACAGAAGTTTCAGGGAATCAATAAGTTTACCGAGGAAAGTCTCTATCTTTAAAATTGCGTCCCCTAATGGTCCCTCTAATAGCCCTTTGATTTGTTCTGCTAGTCCTTGAAAAATAGGAAGAACGTACGTGTTATATCCAGTTATCAGAGTTCCAAATATGCTTGATAGTCCATTTGCTATAGAATCAAAGAACGGCTTTACGTGTTCATCGTATAACCTCGATATTGCGTCACTAAGGTTTTGAACAACTGTTAAGACCCCACTTGTTACAGTTTCTATTACTCCGAGGCTACCCTCGATTGCGGACTTTAAAATGTCCTTGTTGTCGATAAAAGGCTGCGCAATCATGTTAAGGATATCTCTGCCAAGTTTTGCAGCCGTTTCTGTAAGAACCATTCCGATTTCAGCAAAGATTCCGATTAAATCCGCAGTAATCTGCTGTGCGGTTTCTCCACCAAAAACTGAGAAAACATCCGCAAAGGCGACTGCAAGATTCCCTGCGATTTGCGAAATTTCAGAGCCGATATTGAACATATCTATCAGATAGTTCTTTATTCTTTGCGTGTTCTGCTTTAAAAACTTTTCAATTCCGCCTATAATGTTTTGTGCAATTGTCAATCCAATTCTGGCAAATGAACCGGCAACTTGTCCAATTGCATATGCAAATGAATCAAGAAAATTATTTGCTGCTTTAGTAACTTCTGAATCAGTAAAGATATCCTTTAAAGATTTCCATATGGAATCGAGATCCTTTTTTATTCCGTCAAGAATTGGTTCGTAATCTCCTAATCCATCCCAGAATCCTTTTGCGATTAACTTAGCCAACTGTTTAAATCTGTCGATTATCTTTTTTAGCGGTTTTGACATATTATCAAGAACTGTCTCACCCTCTGCCAATTTTCCATAATCAACATTTTGTACAGCATCTTTCATCTGATCTGCAAGTCCGCCGGTTGCGCCCGGTACTTTTGACGATGAATCTGTGCTTTTATCCGTTGAGTAATTATTTATTTCGTCAAGAGGACTAAGATATCCTTTTGCCGCCTTAGTAGCTTTCTTAGTTGCATCTGCTGTATCATTTGTCGCATCTGCCAGCTTTTCGGCATTGTTGGCAGCATCTCCATATTGGTCTGCCGTATCAGCTATTGCATCTGTTCCGACAAGACCTGCACCACTTGCGCCTGTCTGGCCAGATGATTTCTTTCCAGTGATTAATTCCGTAAATGACTTGAAGGCATTTGCCAGAGTTGCTAACTTACCGAGCAAGATATTAATAACTCTCAAAACGGGAGTGAAGAGATTGATTAATCCCTGTCCGACTGTTGCCTTGAGAGATTGCAACTGTAACTGCATCACTCTGACCTGGTTCGCCCATGAGTCAGATGTTCGAATGAAATCACCAGATGCGGCAGACAACTGTTTCTGTACAAAAGCCAAGCGGAGAGCCACTTTCTCCTGTTCAGTCATGGCGGATGTGGTTTTACCATAGCCATTTGCCAGCGCGAACTGGTCAAGCGCCGACTGGGTCATTACCACACCGAGGTCCTTGAGTGTTTCCGTTTCACCTGTAAACACTGATTTCAGTTTGATATAAGCCAAGTCCTGACTGATGTTGTAGAATGATGCTACATCACCAGTCAGCTGCGTTAGAGCCGTTGACATGTCGTAAGCCTGTGCTTCGGAGAATCCGAACGACTTAGACATTGCTCCGAACGTTCCAACATACCTTTTTGCCATTGTCTCTGACAGTCCGGCAGAGGTCATGGCATTCTTTGCAAATTCATTGACCTTATCAGACATGGTTGTAAATGTAACATCAACCACGTTCTGGACTTCTGTCAGATTAGAACCAAGTTCTACGCACTCTTTCCCAAACTGGGCCAGTTTCCCAATTGCGAATGCTCCGCCAATCAGTATGCCTATTTTTTTTACTACGCTGCCAAGTCCGTTAAAAGACTGCCTGATTGCTGATACGCCGTTTTGCACACCTGATGTGTCCATCCTAGTATCAATAATGACTGAGCCATCAGCAGCCATGTGTCCACCTCCTAACTATTTGAGGTTCAACATCTCATTCAGCTTATCTTTATAAGCTTGCTCCTCGTCGCTGAGACGTGTTTTTATGTCAATTATGTTTTTATTCTCTTGATAGAATTTCTTTTCCCATTTATCGAACTTTTCGCCCTTTGCTTTTTTTGACCGGATTCCAACTACGGTGTTGAACAGGCACTCGCCAGATTCCATAAAGTATCCAAAAAACGTCCACCAGTGCATATAAGGTACTGATCTGATTTCTTTACCAGCAACCTTGTTTACAGCCGGCACGATCATATCTCCATCCTGTTCCCAGTCCATCAAGCGGGGTTTAGGCTTATTCGGACTATCGTTAACTTGACCACAGTCAATAAACTCGCAAGCTTTCTGACAAGCTTCTGCAAGATATTCCGGGGGCATGCTTTGCCAGTCCTCAAACAGAATCTGTAACATAACAACAGCTTTCGCCTGTTCGTCCAAATCTGGGTCATCCATGGCGACCAGAATATCAATAATTACTCGAAAATCCGTCCTGATAGAAAAATCCACCCCACTGATATTTAGTGAGGTGGGTAACTCATAGGCGGTCATTTTGTATACTTCTCCGTGTACTTATTGACCACTTCCTGCATTTTTTTCTTTCTCTTTTCAATTTCCGGAGTAAGTGCTTCATTGATTTTGTCCAGAACGATATAGGCAAACACCTGACCATTTCCAAAAACAGTTGTTGCGGTAATTGGTTCTTTGAATAAATCCTTAGATGCTTCGTATCCGAGCATATAATTGATTTTGTCCTCGATCTGCTTATTAATCTCCGCCATCTCTTTGCCGGAAGAGACATTTTTAACAGATTCCTGAGCCTGTTCAAAGAAAGTTTCCAATTCTTCCGCTCTTGCTGCAATGTTGATGTCGGTAGGATTCAGTTTGAATGAAGAGAACACTTCACCCTGCTTGTTCATAAATGTGAAAAGAAGAAATCCATCATCAATGTTTGTATTAATTGTTTTTGCCATTTTCTATGCCCTCCTAAAAAAAATTATTCGCTGTCAGCTGTAAATGTGCCGGAACTGATATCAAATTTTCCTTTTACTCGTTCGCCGGTATAATTGACGGTAAACGGAATCTGATAGCCAGATGTATCACCGCCGTAGGAGGTCGGCACAACGTAGCAGTCCTGCTGATATGCTTCATACTTGCCTGCTGTGGCTTCTGTCCAAAGGTGAACCTCAACTGCTTTTGTTTTGAGGTTATCGTCTTTGAGACGTCCATCTACAATCTTCTGTAATGCTGTAAACAGATCAGAAGTAGTGTCTGCATAGAATGGATCAGCGTCAGAAGAAACTTCGTAGCCGTTATGTTTGAATGTGGATTCTCCAAGAATGTTTTTAGAGGTTTCGGTGTCTGGATTGAGTTCAACATTGTACTCTTCCAGATCTTTTCCAAGACGTTCATACTTCGGTGTCAGTCCTCCACAGAGAGAACCTGCATCGATATAATGAGCCATATATTTACGGTCAATTTTGCCTGTAACTGCCATAGAAATGTCCTTTCTGCCTATAACTTTTAAAAGGCTGTGTAGGTTAGCGACTATCTCCGATTGATAGCTGGTTGTTACTTGTTATATTACTTCATAAGTATTTTCGTAGCGTACCGTTAATGGTAATAACCAATCCTGTACACCACTCTCCTGTGGTTCTAAACCATAGGAATTATCACGGGTGATACGTTTTATCACTCGCCCCTGAGAAAGCTCAGGAAACGCATTTAAACGTGTCTCAGAGCCATTTATGATAACTGGTTCTCGGCATATCCATTTACCGAGATTATCTAGGAACTTCTGAACGGATAGCTTCTGCCTTTCCTTGTCGGATGCTGTGCGATATACCACGTAAAATGGGTACTGGCATACCTGGTGCATTACGCCACAAACATCTTCTTTTTCTGAATAAATCAAAGCTCCATTATCTGCCGAGAACGCAATTCCTGATTCCTTGCCAAGTTCTTCAAACTTGATTGTTTCATTTTCATACAGTCCCGGATACTGGTTCAGAAGTGCTTTCATGGCATCTGTCAGAATTTCGTATCCGGTTGCGTCTTTTCCGATAGGTTTATCTGCTATGCCTGCCACCTCCTGCCTGTGCTTTTACTTTGCGAACCCATGTGTCACCATATTGCCGTTTAGCGGCATCAAACCACTTTGCCTGTGCCCGTGGGTGAGCCTGTTTGGTGTATTCAAGATTTTCCTTTGCGGCTGTCCGACCAGAAAACTGACTAACGAGAACTTTCTTTGCTCCACGTCTTGCGTAGGGACTTCCAGTTGCTTCATCAACCATTCCTTTCCCCTCGTACAGAAAACGTCCATAAGGAGCCGCCGCCGCGCATACTTTCCCAGTTCCTTGTAAGGATGTACTCTCAACTCTTGTTCGGTTGATAAAGTCCCCTGTAATCATCGGCATAAACGGCACCATACTGTCCATAACCATTCCATCAAGGAGATACTGGGCTTCTTGATACTGCCTTGAGAACCTGTCCATATTCAGTTTGATTTTCATATCTCCATCGACTATGGAGAATCCTTTGAAATGATGAATTTTACTCATATCACTTACCCAAAATCTCAAAGTGTGGAATCAGTGTGTACGGACCGCCTACACTGGTAACCTTAAACACGTTATCCTTGTTCTCGTTCATGTACTGGTAGAATCCGTTTCGATAATCACCATCAGTTACTGCTCCACCAGTCCATTCACCCTCCCAAAAGAATGATTCGTCCGAGAATGTGATAGTATCTTCCAGAGCATTGTTAATCTGCCTTTTCCACTCCTTCGAAGGCACCCATGGGAGAATCTTGCCATCTTTATCGGTAATGGTTATATCACCGTTCTGAACAGCATAACGAACGTGCAACTGTGCGTTGTCAGTTGCGTCTGGTCCGTACTTTTTAAGGATTGCTCCCTTGTCCGTAATGAGATCAACGCCGGATAGCACGTGAGGATACCAGTACGCATCTCCTGTCGTGGCTGATTCGTAATAGTCAAAAATCGTCACCGTTTTTTCGTACATGATACCCTCTCCTTAATATTATTCTTTCTGCGTTGTCTGCTTAATAACCTGATTCACGCCAGTAGCCGATAATCCGTTAAACATACCGACCGCAACCGCTGTGATATAATCCGTTGCCGGGAAGTCCGGGATAACTCCCATCCCGACAGCTCCGAGAATGCCACCAATAACCGCCATGATTACCGGAATCCATTCATCAGGGATTTTTTTTGATGCTTTACAGCCCATTCCCACAATGTAGCAGATCATAACGATTGCGATACATGAGCCAAGTGTTGAAATGTCCATAATCATACCTCCA